AGTGAGTCTGGTGAGTCTGCACCTTTTAAACATATCTTTGATCCGTTTTTCAATCTCATAGTTAATTCTGCTTCGTTTGTTTGTTCTACCCAACGCAAATCTTTGAGTCTGCCTTTGAGTTGATCCCAAACAATACCTTTTGCCATTCTATAGCTTGGTGCAACATACCACACAAGACTATTTTGTTTAGCGGCACTAAATCTAGCAAGTTCACGCATTGCCACATGTGTTTTGCCAAAACGGCGTCCAGTGACTGCTACTCTAAAACGCTTGTCACTTTCACATATGTTTTTTTGTGCTTCACTCAATGCCAATTAGTCCTCCCAAGGCAATGGTGCCTTTGCATCTCCATCTTCAGGCGTATCACGCATTCCAAGATATTGTTTTGACAAGAAGATTTGTAGCCTAGAGTCTCCATTCATTGCCTTTTCATACATTGCTCGCCTTAGTGATTGTCTGCCTTCTTGTTTGCCTTGTTCTAATATTTTTGAAAATCTTCTGCGTAGTGTGTCTACGCTTACGCCAACTACTTCTGCAATTTCTTGATCTGAACACTGAATACACGCCAAACGAAATACCAAATCTCTGTCAACGGTTTTGTATTTCTTGTTCGTCTTTCTTGGTTCTTGTTCTGTCATTATAGTTGTCTCTCTACTACTTTGATTCTAAAATTTCTAGAATCTTGTTTTGAATTGTCTGTGACAATTCTAAATTCAACATTGTAGATATTACCTGCTGTGCCACCGCTGATATATGCTGTAGCAATATAACTGGTATTGGTTGTTGAATCTATTGTTAATGGAGCCGCATCTCCTGATATAGTCTCTGCTGTGACACTGACTGTGCTAATCTGTTCACCTGTTGGCATCCAATTTTGCCAATCCAAACTATAGTCAAGCACGGCATAAGGATCTTTTTCAATAAAAGCGCCTGCTCTATCTTGTTGAAATCCTGTTAATGATTGTGCATCAGCCATTATCCTTGTCTCCTATCTAGTGGATTACCAGCAACTTCAACCAGTTCAAGTGGTTGCACTTCAACTGTTCTTGTTTCTGATTTAACATTTATATTTCTATCTTCTTCTGTTATGATATTTATGCGTGTTTCTGTTTTAGTGTTGTAAATCCGTGATTCTGGAACAATTTGTAGTAGTCTTGACTCTACATCTACTGGATATACCCTAAACGGATCAATATTGAATATTGTTAGAGCACTTACTGTTGTTGCAAATGCTTGTATATCTATTATACCACCAAACAGTATGCCACCTTTGAAATTACTGTCAAACACACCATCAAGTGTTTCAACTGCTCTTGCTGTTTTCACAGCGGTTATATCAAGTGTGCCTGCACTTGCTATAATACTAATTCCGTCACCAACAGCGTCTGCATCTGCTGTAATTGTAAATGAGCTTGATAGTTGTGCTTCAAACGGACGAGTTCTACTTGGTGTAGATTGAAGATCAAACACACCTGCTTTAATAGCAACACCATCTGCAATAGTATCTGCGTCTGCTGTGACTGCAAATTCACCACCTATTGCTTCAGGATAACCTGCAACTTGGAATATACCACTTACTTCAACTGTTGCATTACTGCTGACGTCAATAACAGCATCACCTTGTAGTTGAGCTGTTACATCTACTGTTGCATTTGAACTTATACTTGCTTGTGCTTCAAAATTACTTGTGCCTGTGACTGCTACTGTTGCTATTGCCGCAGGAGCAATTTCTGCTACTGCTGTGACATCGCCATCTGCTGTAAGTGTAAATTGACTGCTTGCACTAGATTGACCATTTACAAAGGCATTTGCTTCAACAAATACCATTGGACCCCACACATAATCTTGTGGGTTATCCCAACTTACGTCATCTTGCCATAAAATGTCGCTTTGGAAAGCATTGATTGTTCCAACTACTGCGTTTACAGTTTTTACTGCTGTGACATCTGTGGTTGCACTTGTAGATATAGTGCCTCCTGGTGAGACAGTTGCGTTTGCACTTACACTTGAATCAAATGCACTTATAGTTGTTACATCTGCAACAACTGTTTTGACTGCTGTAATAGTTGCACTGATAACAGTTGATATACTGCTATCTGTGTCAGTTGTTTTTACTGCATCTGTAGAAACAGCAAATGAAGATGAAGAGGTTCCTATAGCATCAGCAATAACATCTGCATCTATTGACGCAGAAAATGCTGAATCTATTGTTGATGAGCTATCTTTTAAGAATCCACCCTTGGCAACTACAGTTGCTTGAGCAGATACATTTGCGGCACCTTGTATTGCATCATTAATGTAGCCACTTGCAACATATAAGTCGCTGTCAGTGCCTACAAATCCTGATTCTACATAGCCGCTGTCAAGATAATCATCATTCAGTATTACATACTGGGCCATAGGAACTGTCTCCTATTATGCCAATGTGACTGTCAAATTGCCTGCTGTAATCTGAAATGTATCGCCGTCTTCAATAGTTTTAGAAGTTGTTAGAGCGCCATAAAACAAAATATTGCCTGCTGTTGATGCATCTAGTATAGCAATATGCGTAATTGTGCCCCAGTTTCCTCCACTTGCAGGATCAAATGTAATGTTGCCTGAAGTTGTTATACTTCCTCCTGATGCGGCTGAAAATGTTGCGGCTTTGCGAGCATATGCAAACCCAGATACTTCGTTTGTTAGCGTTCCTTCTTCTAAAAGGTCCGTGTTTTGACCTGCACTGTCACCTTCTGTAAACAATCCTACATAGACTGTGGTTGGTGAAGTGAAAGCGGTATTTCTGAGAACATGGTCTAATAATTTGTCCTCTAAATAATCACTTGCTTGACTCATAAGAGATCTCCTTTGTATAATTTGTTAATCGCGATGTTAATATTTATTAGTTTTGTCAAAATGCTTATGTAATTCGCCTTATTTTGATAGTTGCGGTGCCGCTTACAGTGGTTTGTCCTGTAATGACGCATTCCATCATAAAACCTAAAGCTCTTCTTCCTCCTGGAATACTAGGTAATAGATCATCTAATCTGCTGTTAACTTCTACTATCTTTTTTGTGCCCACACTGTCTGGATACGATGTATCTATGACATCATTTGTAGCAGAAAATATGTTTATGCGAGGGGTGAGGAATACATTTGTATTGAATAAATCATCTGAATCATAATAAACTATACCTGCTTGGCAGGTTGCGCTATTTGTTGCACTACCGCTTATACTAAAACTGGTTATATTGGTAAGTTCTATTTCATATTGTGCAATTCCGTTCCAGGTAAAATCGCTAACATGGTAATTGCTTGTTTCGTAAAACACATTGTGCAAACCAGTATTATTGTCCAGGGTCATCGTGCCAGGTTTTCTATCAATTATAGTTTCTGATAGTGTGCTAAATCCACCAGCTGTGTAAGTTGCTGTGGTTTGGTTTGTGCCTAACAGTGGATAGATAAGTGGCATCTGCGATCCTTAATTTGTGCTTAAATCAAGCACATAGCTTACAAGAAATGATGTGCCGTCAAATATCATTGTATAGACATTTGTGCTACTGTCTTCAAAAATTGGTGTTAAACCGCTTGGATATTTTACTGTGTAATTTTCAAAACTTAAACTATCTCCGCTACTTGCTGTGAATATAAGAATATAAGTTCCACCAGCAATTGGATTCTGTATGTGTATGATTGTGCTACCTGATGTTAAAGTTGCTTTTGCTGTTTGTGCTGTTGACACATCCCAGCTGATATCACCTGCACTGTCATATGAGAGAGTTTGTAAACCAAACACCTGTTGCTTGCTGTAGTTTCCCTGTGTTGCATACGGACCACTGGTGTCATAAAAATCTAAAATGTCATTTACATTGTTAATGTTTTTATTGATTTCAGCTCGCGCATCAGCAATACGATCCTGACCGCTGTCTGTGTATTGATTACTTGCTTTATCTGTTGGCCAAGTCATATTATCTCCTTATGCTGGTGGATGTTTTCCATTGTCGTCTATGAATACAGTTGAACCATCTGTTCCGTCCATGTGCAACAGTAGTAGTGTGTTAGCATCATTTTGGAATGGTGTGGTATCTGGTGTAAAACTTGCTGTGTATCTTGCTGTGTCGCTTACTCGCATTTCATCAAGATATCCATCAAACATATGACTGGTATTACCATTCCATCTTGCAATATAATCTATACCATCAAATCCAAAATCTGCGCCCATTGTTCCTGAACTTGAATAGAGTGTGGTAAGTTCTGTTCCATCAAAGAAATGTTTTATGGTTGCTCCATTCTTAACTATTGCCCAGTGATACCAAGTTCCTGTTGAAATGCTTGGTATAGTATAGTAAGTTTCATATAATGTTCCGCCACTATTCCTTATAACCAAATTACTTACATAGGTTCCACCTTGGTTAGCAATTGAAGCATATTCTGTGTTACTGTTACCTGCATATATCATTCTAAATGTGCCTGCACTTGGTAAAACATCTAAATTAATCCAACCTTCTATGGTAAAATCATCTGAATATGACATTGTTGCACCATATATACCAAGATAATCGCCTGTGCCATCAAACAGAGCACTTGCACCACCAAACTTACTTTCTGCTGTATCTATTTGTGCATCAGCTGAAGCACTTACACCAACCGCACTTCTACCTGCGGTGTCGCCATTGTCATCACGGAAGTCTGTTGATGCATCTGTGCCATTCATATGGAATAAGCAGATGGTATCTTCGTCGTTGGTAAATTGTGCTGTTGGAGGTGTAAAACTTGCGCCTGTATATCTTGCTGTATTACTAACGCGAACTTCATCTATCCATCCATTACCGCCAGCATTAAAAGAACTTACTCCAGACCCAATCCAAAAAGCACCATTATCACCTAACTTAACACCACTATATGTGACAGTTTCATTTGCAATTCTGGTCCCATTTTGATAAACACTCCAAGTTGATGCATCAGCATCATAAACCATTGCCGCATGGTGCCAAGTATCTAATGCAAGAGCTGAACCTGCACTTGTAATTAAATCTTGTTTAGGATCTGATCCATTATATGCATCCCATGATGCTTGTAATTTTAGATCAAAGTTTCTCCATAATATCCCGCCTCCATAGTTAGGAAGTGATGGATGACTACCTACAATAACTAATCCAACTGTGCTACTACCTGTATCATTATCTACATTGAAGAAACACTCTATTGTCCAACTACCTTCTATAAGATAAAAAGGACTATTGGTGTTTGCACTTACATTAAGTCCGTCGCCTGTTCCGTCAAATAGAGCACTTG